TAACAAATCTGGTAAAAAATATAAGTTTAAACTAGAGGAAGTTTAATAAATCATGGCGTTCGGGATAACAGCTTTTGCAGAAAGTCCTTTTGCTGCAACTGGATCACAAAGTATTAATGTTGTACCAACAGGTATTAGTTTAACCTTAAATGACGGAACAGCTCAAGCATTCACAGATGTTGTAACTGAAAACTTAACTGGAATAGCAATGTCTGCTAATCTAGGTACAGTTGGTATATTTGCAGGTGTTGAAGTATTCCCAACAGGACAGTCTTTAACTTCTAATTTAGGTTCTATTACTTCTACAGCTGATGCAAATGTATCTGTAACTGGTCAAGCAATGACAACCAATTTAGGAACTGCTCAAGGATTTACTGATCATACAACAGAAGATTTAACCGGTATTGGATTTAATATAAACTTAGGAAGTGTTGTTGCTTTTGCTGATGTAAATGTTTCAGTTACTGGTCAAGCAATGACAATGAATGCAGGTAACGAGGGGGTTGTAATTGACGTAGATGTTGCTGTCACTGGAATTGCAATGAGTACTTCTTTAGGAAGTGTAGGCACAGCTTTAAATACACCTGTAGATGTAACAGGTATAGCAATGACTATGCAAGAAGGTACTGCAACAGCACCAGATTCATTAGCTATATTAACGGGAATTGATATGACAATGACATTAAATACTGTTGAAAATATAGTATGGACAGAAGTTAACACAGGAGGCGCTCCTATAGATCCTCCAGGTTGGCAGGAAGTAGCTTGATTTTTAACAATAAATTGAATAAAATAAAATTTTAAGGAATTTAAAATATGGCAAATGCAACTTCAGCTAGTTTAAAATTAACTGTACAACAAACCGGAGAAAACTCAGGGACTTGGGGACAGTTTACTAATACTAATTTATTAATACTAGAGCAGGCCATTGGTGGATATGCAGCTCAGGCATTAAATGCAACAACAGGTGCAACTTTACTTTTTTCAAATGGAGTTTTATCTAATGGTAAAAATCAAGTTTTAAGATTAACTGGAACTATTACTACTAATGTAAATGTAGTTATTCCAGACTCAATAGAAAAAACATACCTTGTAGAAAATGCAACAACTGGTGCTTTTACCGTAACTTTTAAAACATCTTCTGGAACAGGTGCTACATGGTCTACTACAGATAAAGGATATAAAATTTTATATTCAGACGGAACTAATATAGTAGATATCACAGCTGATTTAGGAGACATTACTGCTGGGAATGTTACTTCAGGGGGTATAACTGCTACAGGAAATATTGTTCCTGGTTCAAATGATGCCTATGACTTAGGTGCTGTAGGTAATGTATGGAGAAATTTGTATACAGGGGATCTACATTTATCTAATCAAGCTAAAAATCAAGGAAACATGGTAGACGGAACTAAAGGTAATTGGACTTTACAAGAAGGAAAACATGATATATTCATGATAAATAATATATCTGGAGAAAAATTTAAAATTAATTTATCTAAGATTAAAGGAGATTCATAATGGGTGTAATATCATGTGGTACTACAATGTTAGACCAAGGGCAATTTTCAAACCTACCTGTAGCAAGTTGGCAAACAGGATCAATTAAAACTTCAGGTTTTACTGCAGCAACTGGTGAAGGATATTTTTGTAACACTACTGGTGGAGCTTTTACTGTAACCCTTCCTAGTTCACCTTCTGCTGGAAATATAGTTGCCATTAAAGATTACGCAAATACATTTGACACAAATGCAATTACTATTGGACGAAACGGATCTAAGATTGGTGGAGAGTCAGATGATGCTACATTAAGTACAGAAGGAATAGCAGTTACATTAATTTATGTAGACGCTACTAAAGGTTGGTTAGTAGTATCTTCAGGTTTACAAAACGAAACACCTGTCCCAGCTTTCGTAGCAGCTACAGGTGGATCAATTGCAACTTCAGGTAATTTTAAAATTCATACATTTACTTCATCAGATACTTTTTGTGTTTCAAGCGCGGGTAACCCAGCCGGATCAAGCACTGTAGATTACATGGTAGTTGCTGCCGGTGCTGGTGGTGGTTCTGGAACTGGATCATCCTCATTAAGGGCAGCAGGTGGAGGCGGAGCTGGAGGATTCAGAGAATCTTCAGGTGCTGCATCTGGTTGTTATACAGCGTCTCCTTTAGGAGCATGTGTTTCAGCTCTACCTGTTACTGTTCAAGGTTATCCAATTACTGTTGGAAGTGGTGGAAGTGGGGGTAACCCCGCACCTGGAGCAGATGGCGGTGATTCATCTTTTTCAACTATTACAGCTACTGGTGGTGGCGGAGGGACTTCTGGTCCTGCTGGTGCACCCGGTAAAGGTGGTAGACCTGGAGGTTCAGGTGGTGGATTAGGGACTCCTGGTCCTGGACAAGATCAAGATGCTGGTGCAGGAAATACTCCTGCCTTTAGTCCTGCTCAAGGTAAAGATGGTGGTGGACCAAGACCTAACGGTGATTATTTAGCTGGAACTGGAGGCGGTGGCGCAACTGCAGCAGGTTCTCCTTTACAAGGTATTCCAGGTAGCCCAAATGCTAATGGTGGTGCAGGCGGTGCAGGTGCTACAAGTTCTATTTCTACTTCTCCAGTCACTTATAGTGAAGGTGGAAGAGGTGGAATATGGAATGGCCCTAACCCAGGATGTAATAATGCAGGCGCTAATACTGGAGATGCTGGTAGAGGTGGCGGAGCAGGTAATGCATATTCCGGTGAAGCAGGCGGTAATGGCGGATCTGGTGTAGTAATAATAAGGTATAAATTTCAATAGGTAAATATTATGGCACATTTTGCAAAAATAGGAGTTAACGGAAAAGTCATACAAGTAACAGTAGTAGACAATAATGATTTACTGGATGCTAATAATGTAGAAAATGAAAAAGTAGGTCAAACATATTTACAATACCATTGTAATTGGCCAGCAGAACTTTGGATTCAAACTTCTTATAACACAATTAATAATACACATAAATTAGGTGGAACTCCTTTAAGAGGAAACTACGCAGGTATAGGTTATACTTGGGATGAAGAAAATAATATTTTTTGGCCTAAAAAACCATATGCGTCTTGGGTAAAAAATACTACAACCGCAGCATGGGAATCACCTATAGGTAATGCTCCAGCATTAACAGCGGAACAACAAGCAGATACTACAACTTCCTATGGTTATATTTGGAATGAAGAAAACCAAACTTGGGATTTTACTACACAGCCTGTTACACTACCTGAATAATAATTGACAATTTAATTATTTTATATTATTTTCTCATTTTAAAATGAGAAAGAAAATATTATCAGAACAAAGTATAATTTATGGCGATGTTTCAATGCCAAAAGGTTTTGAAATAGATAAAGATAAACTTATTACTGACACTTTAAAATCATCTTTAACTAATAAAGAATTTCCATTTTCAAGAACTTGGGATATGTTAAATACTTATATCAGAGAACATATAGGCGTTGAATATGGTCCTTTAAAACTATACAATAAAAAAACTTGGTCAGATACATATAATCCTAATACATTATCTAAACCTTTAATGAATATAGATTATTCTAATCTTGGAGACTCCCCTGATTATACAGCCTTGTATGGCACTAAAGTAGAAAACTGTTGGGTTAAAATATATTATGATGACAACAGACGTAAAGGTAAAAGTTTTGATATAGAGTTGAAAGAAAATATGTTTATTATGTTTCCTTCTACTAATATGTATACTATTTCAAATAAACAAAAAGATTCTTTAAATTTTATTCAAACAATAACTTATAATTATTTTTAGTGAGAATTTTAGCATTTAATATTGCTCATGATAGTTCTGTATGTTCAATAAATAAAGGTCACATAGAATTCTTTTGCAAAGAAGAAAGATTAAGTAGAATTAAAAGAGATAAACACCCTTTTAAATCTTTAGAATTATATAAATCTAAAAACTTTGGGAAAATAGATCATATTTTATATTGTACTCCTTCAAACTATGGTGGGGAATCAGAATTTTATTATAGGGAATATATTAAAAAAATATTTGATATGGAGATGCATAATTTTTCTTCATTAACTCATCATTTGTGTCACGCCTCATCTGCTTTTTATAACAGTGGTTTTAAAAAAGCTTTAACTTTTGTAATAGATCGGAATGGTTCAATTTTGTTTGATAATAAAATTGATGCCTGTAGGGAATCAGAAAGTGTTTTTTTATGTAGTTATCCAGATAATTTTACACCTTTATATAAATCATTTTGGACTAATGACAATATAGGAATTAATAAAGATAATTTAAAAAAACTTATAAAAAGTAATTTTCCATTATCAGATATACATGTTGATAATGAATATTCTATAACTAAAGTATATGAAGCAGCTACTACATTAATAGGTCAACCCATTTTAGAAAATGGAAAAACTATGGGTCTTGCTTCTTATGGTATAAATAAAAAATACCCCTCTTTGTTTTTAAATGGAAGTCCTATTACAAATTATTTTACAAATATAATTAATGAAGATGGTGATAATGTAGTTATTTTTAAAGACCAACAAGATAAAATTACTAAAGACATAACAGAAAATAATTATAAATTTTATGCAGATAAAGCAAAACAAGTACAATTAGAAACTCAAAAAGAATCTTTAAGTTTAATAAAAAAATATATTAGTAAAACTAAAATAAAAAATGTTTGCATTGTTGGAGGTTACGGTTTGAATGTAGTTGCTAACAATTATTATATTGAAAATTTACCTAATATTAATTTTTACTTTGAACCTGTGGCTGACGATACAGGTATTGCCATAGGTGCTGCTTATTTTAAATATAGAAATTTAACAAAAGATAATAAAGTTATTAAACCTAAAAATAATTTTTATCATTATTATGAAGATAATAAAATTAATAAAGGAACTAAAGCTACAGTAAAAGATGTTTGTAAATTATTAATTGATCAAAAAAGTGTAGCTATTTTTGAAGGTGCTGCTGAAGCTGGACCAAGAGCTTTGGGGCATCGATCTATTTTATTTGATTCTAGAAATAAAAATTGCAAAAACATAGTTAATAAAATTAAAAATCGTGAGTGGTATAGACCCTTTGCTGGAGTAATACTTAAAGAAAAATTTAAAAAATATTTTAATACTTTAGGTTTAGAGGAATCTAATAATATGACTATTAATTTTAAATGTAAAAAAAACATTGAAAAATTATTTCCGGGAGTTATCCATGTAGATAATAGCTGTAGGGTTCAAACAGTCTCTTCAGGTTTTTTATATGATTTATTAAAAGAATTTAATAAATTAACTAAATGTCCTATTTTATTAAATACTAGCTTAAATTTAGCAGGGGAACCTCTGGTTAATACGAAAGAAGAAACAATATTACTATTTAATAAAAGTAAATTAGATGCTATTTATTTTGTAGATGAAAAAAAACTTATAGAGAAAGAAAAATATGAATCTAAGTAATTATTATTGGTATTTTAAATCCGCTGTACCACATAGAGTCTGCGATGATATTATAAAATATGGATTATCTAAATCAGAAATTATGGCAAGAGTTGGCGGGTACAATGGTGAGAAATTAAGTAAAACTCAAATTAACGATATGAAACGTAAAAGAGATTCAGATGTAGTTTGGATGGATGATGCATGGATTTACAAAGAACTTCAACCTTTTGTTAATTTAGCTAATAAAAATGCAGGTTGGAATTTTAATTGGGAAAGATCGGAGTCTTGTCAATTTACAAAATATAAACTTAATCAATATTATGATTGGCATTGTGATAGTTACTCACTGCCTTATACAGAAGGTAGTAGTAAAGGTATGATTAGAAAACTATCTATGACCTGTCAATTAACAGATGGATCAGAATATAAAGGAGGAGAATTAGAATTTGACTTTAGACAATATGATCCCCATATGAGAGATGAATCTAAACATATACAAAAAGCAACAGAAATTCTACCTAAAGGAAGTATTATTGTATTTCCTTCATTTGTATGGCATAGAGTTAAACCAGTAACGAAAGGAACAAGATATTCATTGGTAATGTGGAGCACTGGATATCCTTATAAATAATATGATTATAAATAATTATTTTAACACAACTATTTGGAGTGAACATAAACCAGAATTTTTAAGTTCTGTAAATAAAGCTAGTAACAAATATATTCTTGAAGCACGTAAAAGAGAAAAAAATTATATAAAAGAGCATGGTGATTTTGGAAGATCATATCACTCAACACCTCTTATTCATGATAATGATTTTATTGATTTAAGAAACTATGTTGGTCAAAAATCTTGGGAATATTTAGAGCATCAAGGTTTTGACATGCAACAATATATATCTATGTTTAGTGAAATGTGGGTACAAGAGTTTTCTAAAAAAGGTGGTGGTCACCATTCAGCACACGTGCATTGGAATCAACACGTATCGGGTTTTTATTTTTTAAAGTGTAGTGATAAAACCTCTTATCCTGTATTTCATGAGCCACGTACTGGAGCTAGAGCTACAAAATTAAAAATGAAAAAAAATTTAAAGGGAGTATGGCCTGGTAATGATTTGATAGATCTTAGACCGTTGCCTGGAACATTAATTATATTTCCAGGTTATTTAGAACACGAGTTTGTTGTAGATCATGGAGTTAAACCTTTTAGATTTATACATTGGAACATACAAGCAGTACCAAAAGAAATGGCTAGAAATGGTTGAAATAAAAGATAATTATTTATCTACTGAAGAATATATTTTTTTAAAAAATAACATGGAATCAACTTATTTTCCTTGGTACTATAATCATAATAAAACCTGGCAACCTACTTCTGATCCAAAATTATTTGAGTATCAGTTTGTGCACATATTTTATAGCGATAATAAAGTTAATTCTAATAAGTTTGATCACTTAGATCCTATAATAAAAAAATTAAAACCTTTATCTTTAATTAGAGTAAAAGCTAATTTAACTCCTATAAGTCATAAATTAATTAAATCCGATAAACACTACGATCAAAATTTTAAATGTAAAATTGCAATATACTATTTAAATGATAATAATGGTTACACGATGATAGGAGATAAAAAAGTAGAAAGCAAAAGTAATAGAATGGTTTTATTTGATTCTGATAAAGCACATTACGGGACAAATTCTACAGATTGTAATAATAGAATTATAATTAACTTTAACTATTTTTAATGGACTTTAAAAAAAATAAATACACAGTTATTCGTCAGGCTATCTCAAAAGACTTAGCTACATTTATTGCAAACTATTTTTCTATGCAGAAACAAGTTTTAGATACATGTCAACAAGAAAGATATTTTTCACCATATGAACAGATAATTGGATTCTATGAAAATAAAGACGATCAAATACCAAATACTTATTGTTGTTATTCTGACACTGCAATGGAAACTTTATTACTTAAATGTCAACCAGCTATGGAAAAAGCAACTGGATTAAAATTATATCCAGCATATACATATGCTAGGATATATAAAAAAGGAGATGTACTAAAAAGACACAAAGATAGATTTAGTTGTGAGATATCTACTACTATGAATCTTGGTGGAGATCCTTGGCCTATATACTTAGAACCATCTGGAGAAACAGGTAAGAAGGGTGTTAAAGTAGATTTAAAACCAGGAGATATGTTAGTGTATTCTGGTTGTCAATTAGAACACTGGAGAAATAAATTTAAAGGTAAAGAATGTGTTCAAGTTTTTTTACATTATAATAATCGTAAAACACCAGGGGCGAAGAAGAATATGTTCGATGGACGCCCACATTTAGGACTTCCAAGTTGGTTTAGAAAGTGATATATTTATCCTTGTTTCTTTTATAATACGGATAAAATATGTTACAAAAACTTAATTTTAAACCTGGTTTTAATAAACAAGTCACAGACTCAGGTGCTGAATCGCAATGGGTTGATGGAGATTTTGTAAGATTTAGATATGGTTTACCTGAAAAAATAGGTGGTTGGAATCAACTAACTAGTTCAAATAACACGCTACCAGGTGTAGCAAGATCTCAGCATGCCTTTACTAGTATTGCTGGTGAAAAATATGTAGCAATAGGAACCTCACAGGGTTTATTTTTATATTCTAACAATAGATTTTATGACATTTCTCCTTTAGATAATGATGTAATTACAGGAGCTACTTTTACAGTTACCTCTGGGTCAGCAACAGTTACGGTTAATAAAACTTCACATGGTTTGTTAGATGGAAGATATATAACATTTTCAAGTGTATCTGTTCCAACAAGTTCAGGCTACGCAACGGCAGATTTTACCGATAATACTTTTGAAGTTTTAAATAAAACATCAAATACATTTCAAATTACAATGCCTTCTAATTCTGCGGGTGCAAGTAGTGGAACAGGGTCTGCTCAAATTGACCCCTATGAAATTGTTGGTCCAACTTTTCAAACCGGTGGTTTTGGTTGGGGTGCTTCTACATGGAGCACTAGTACATGGAATACACCTAGATCAACTACTAACGTAATTCTAGATCCAGGCTTGTGGTCGCTAGATAACTTTGGTCAAATATTAATTGCAACTATTGGAAATGGTAGAACATTTACTTGGAATGCGGGAGCGGCTAATCCAACAACTAATAGAGCTGCAGTAATGACGGGCGCTCCTACTAAAACAAGATTAACTCAAGTATCAGATAGAGACAGACACGTGTTTCATTTTGGTACAGAAACAACTATTGGAACTACATCAACATTTGATCCAATGTTTATAAGATTTTCTAACCAAGAAGATTTCAATACTTATTTACCTACAGCTACCAATACTGCAGGTACTTTTAGACTTGATAAAGGTAATGAAATTATAGGAGCTGTATCTGGTAAAGACTACACATTGGTTTTAACAGATACCTCTGCATATTTAATTCAATTTGTTGGATCACCTTTTACATTCTCTGTTAGACAGGTGGGTACAAACTGCGGACTAATTGGTCAAAACGCACTTACTTATTCTAACGGTATTGTTTTCTGGATGTCGGGCGAAGGCGGGTTTTTTATGTTTGATGGTACTGTAAAATCTATCCCTTGTTTAGTTGAAGATTTTGTATTCACAACAAAAGGAGATGGCTTAGGTATAAATTATAATTCTAGTCAACTAGTTTATGCAGAACATAATTCTTTGTATACAGAAATAAATTGGTTTTACCCTAAAGCAAATTCTACTCAAATAGATAGATGTGTTACTTATAATTATTTAGAAAATTTATGGACTACAAGTTCTCTTGCAAGAAGTAGTTATTTAGATCAAGGTGTCTTTGAATTACCTTTTGCAACTGAATATAATAAAACAGCTACACCTAATTTTGATATACAAGGAATTACAAATACTTATGGAGCATCTACATATTATGAACATGAAAAAGGAACTGATCAAGTAAATAGTTCTGGTACTAGTTCTATTGATGCTTTTATTCAATCAGGTGATTTTGATATTACTGCATCTATGAATATAACTGGAAAGACAACAGCAATTCCTAATTACAGAGGAGACGGTGAATTTTTTATGTCAGTTAGAAGATTTATACCAGACTTTCAAGTTCTTACAGGTAACTCAAAAATTACTTTACTAGTAAATAATTATCCAAACAACACAGCTACTAGTTCACCACTTGGTCCTTTTACAGTAACTTCATCTACTGATAAAATAGATACACGTGCAAGAGGTAGACTAGTTTCCCTTAAAATAGAAAATGATAGTACAGGTGAAACATGGCGTTATGGTACATTTAGATTAGACGCACAACCTGATGGACGTAGATAATGGCTAAAATAAATAACTACATACCTGAACCTAAACCAGAGTACGACGTAGAAAACCAAAGACAAATATTAGAGTCTTTAACTTCTTTACAAAATCAACTTAATTTTTCTTTTCAAGAAGACTTGAAAGAAGAACAAGATATATATAGTTACTTTTTATCATGACAATACAATATAAAAACCAAGGTTTTAAACAAGCTGATACAGCTAAAGCAACGGTGCTTACTTGTCCTACTGATGGTACAATTATAGTTAAAAGTGTTTATTGTGCAAACAATGATGCATCATCGGCTATTGTAGTGAATATGAATTTTGTAGACTCATCTGATTCAAATACTGAATATGAATTTTTTAGAGATGACTTGGCAGCTAAGTCGCAAGTAAATGCTTCTCCTCAAGGCTTGAATTTAGAAGCAGGTGATGCTATAACAGTAACAGCAGCTACAGGCAGTAATAAGATACAGGGCCTGATAAGTTATGCTTTAATAGACAGGTCACAACAGAATGGATGATATATTAAAAATTGATTGTACGACAATAACAGTTCTAAGAAACACTAGAACTAATAAAGTATATAAAGATGAACAAGAGAAAGATGCTGATATAGCTGATCCTAACACTGATACAGTTGCAGATCATATTGCACAAGACATAACAGTTCAAGTATCACCGAAAGGATTAAATTTATTACAGAAAGCAATGGATGATAAAAAATCAAACACCTAAAGGTGGGACTGAGTTACAATTTAGTTACTTAGAAAAATACGTAGATAAAAAAATATTAGACCAAGTACAAATTACAACATCTGTACCTGAAAAGATTCCGTTACACCCAACTAAATTAAATATACTTTGGCAAAAAAATTCATGGGACCAGCCTAATATAACTCCTTGGTTTAAAGATAAATCTAATCATCATAAATATGATTGGTATGTATTTAATTCACATTGGACTTTTGAAAAATTTAGAGTCGTATTTGATTTACCTTTAGAAAAATGTGTTGTTATAAAAAATGGTATAGATAATATTCAAAAAGCTGAACCTTATAAAGTTGGTCAGCCTATAAAAATTATACATCAAAATACACCCTGGAGAGGACTTAGTGTGTTGTTAGGTGCTATGCAATTGGTTAAGAATCCTTTAATTAGTTTAGATGTATATTCTTCAACCGAAGTTTATGGAAAAAATTTTTACGAACAAAATGATCATGATTATAGGAAATTATATGAACAAGCAGAATCTTTACCTAACGTAAACTACATAGGTTACAAACCTAATGAATACATAAAAGAAAACATGCATAAATATAATATGTATGTTTATCCTAGTATCTTCGAAGAAACGTCTTGTATATCTTTATTAGAATGTATGGCAGGTGGTCTGTATTGTATTACAACTAACTATGGAGCATTGTTTGAAACAGGTGCAGAGTTTCCAATGTATATACCTTACGATAATAACTATAAAAGGTTAGCTGAAAAATTTGCTCATAGTATAGATGCTGCAGCAAATACATTACACAGTACGCAGATACATAATCATTTAGAATCACAATCTCTTTATGTAAATATTTTTTACAATTGGAATAAAATAGCAAACGGTTGGACTAGATTTTTAAAAGGAGCTTTAGATGCAAAAACCAAATGATCCTATATGGTTCAATAAAGATAAAACTGTTGTTGAGAATAATGACACTTATCAAACAATAAAAACAAACACGGTAACAGAAATAAATATAGGAGAACAATCTCCTTATAAAATAATGGTATGTACCCCATGTCATAGTGATGTCAGTATGCATTACTGTCAAGCTGTGTTAAAATTCCAACAAGCATGTTGGGCCAAAAAAATACAGTGTAGTTTTACATTATTAAAATCTTCTCTTGTTACACAAGGTAGAAATCTATGTGTTGCAGAAATGTTAAATCATGAAGACAACTATACGCATTTATTGTTTATTGATTCTGACATTGATTTTAATTCTGAAACTATTTTTAAAATGTTAAATTTTGACAAAGATATTATAAGTGTTCCTTATCCTATGAAAACATTAAATTGGGATAAAATATGGAAAAGAAATACCTCGAAACATAGTGCTGATGATCTAGCAAAATCAGGTTTTACTTTTCCTGTAAAGTTAGATAATCCAGACTCCATTACCGTGGACCAGGGACTTATAGAATTAACTCATGCTCCTACTGGATGCATGTTAATTAAGAGAAATGTTCTTGAAAAAATGATTAAAGAATACTCTCATTTAGAGATATTCCAACCTACCATTATTAATGGAGTTGAGGTTAAAAAAGAGAATATGTACAATTTATTTGATACGTTGCATGATCCTGTTACTAAACGTTATTTTGGAGAAGACTTCGGGTTTTGCCAAAGATGGGTTGACATAGGTGGCAAAGTATATGCCTATATAAACGACTATATAACCCATGTAGGAGAATATTCTTATTGTGGTCGTTTCAAAGATGATCTAGAATAGACCTTACAATTCGTTAAAAAAGTTGACGAAAATACAAAAATAAAATAAAATATAGTATTTCAGGTTATCTACGCCTGCTTAATAATTTAGATTTATTTGGAGAACAGAGTGACTAAAAAACCAATACTACAAGGCGGAGTTCAAAATTATCTGGGCAAACAAAAAGAAGTTAAAGCTCCTATAAAATGGAAATCTAGCCCTGATCATCCTGAAACAGAATTAGCATATATCACAAAAGCAGAAAAAGATTTACTTGTTAAACAAGATTTACATGGTTCATTAAAAGGTGGTGTCAATAGAGGACCATCAGGTATTATGAGTTTAAACGGTTATGGATCATTTGATGGTCCAGATCCAAGTCGAGATACAGGTATGTCTGGTGCTGCAACAAGTGCTGCTGAAGCAGGTGGTGGAAGTGGAGCAGATAGAAGAGAACTTGAATCAAATATAAGTACAGATCGAATGACCGATGTACAATT